GATGCCGATGATTGAATTGAGCTTCGTCTTCATTTCATTATCCGTGAATGTGTCTCCGATCGGCGTCACCTCGGCAAAATCTGACTTATGGACAGCTCCAGCGTCAGATCCTCCACCGAAATCGACCCACGTTGTCCCGTTGTACCATTTGAGAGATCCGCCGACGACAACTGCGTCTCCCTTCTTCGGGCTTGCCGGAATCGCGTCGAGGAGGTGGAAGTAGTACGTCTTCGATCCGACGGTGATCGTCCCGTCTCTGTTCATGATTGCGATGTCACCTCTTCCGAAACAGTAGCCCGTGACTGCGTATCCGTTCTCGTCGATTCCGTTCGCCGTGATCTCGTAGCCGTTCGCCGACGTTCCGCTCGTCGCGCAGCCCTGAACGGTTGCTACCCAGACGCCGCCGACGTTGACGCACTCCTTAGATACGATTGAGTTATCCGGGAAAGTGACAGAAAAGAACACCTTTGAGATCGACCAGCTACCTATCTTCTTCGGTACGTTCTGGATTCGTCCTGAAAATGGTGCGTCCTTGAATACAGAAAGCGTATCGAGCGGTAAATCAGGATGCGCCGCGTTGATCTTTATATCAATAGCCCTTACCATTTCGTCCTCCGTTATCGCGGGGAGTACCCCGCCTGGGTTGCTTTCGCAAATTGCCGATACGTCAAAACGAAAAGCCTCACCCAGCCGGATAGAAGTACGATCAGAGAAGGCCGGCTGGGTGAGGCTACATTACGAGCGAGCGTTCACTTACGTTACTGCGTTTACGACAGGCCTCGTCTTCTCGAGGACGAGCTGCGCCTCAAAATCATACTCCTTGTACCGCGCCTCCATGTTCTTGCAGTTCGGCTTCTGCGTGATGACCCATCCGTCTTCGTTGTCGCTGTCAATCGTAAGCGTAGGTTTCGTGCTGCCAGTCTGAAGAATCGTTCCGCTCATCGTGATGATGCCGGAGTTAACGTCTGACGAGATCTTCACGCCTTCTACCTTGTCCTTCTGCACGACGCACGAGATCTCATAGTCGATCTTCGAGAACTGACATCCTGATCCTGTCAGTGAAAGCGCAGAGAAGATGTCCTGTGGGATGTTCGCCTTTTCGAGAACAAATGCCGGAACCGCGAAGTACGGCATTGTCGCAGAATCGCAATCTGACTCGACCTCTTGGGAAGACGCAGACAACGTGACGATCTGCGCGGAACCTGTCGATATCGAGATTTTTTCAAGCGCATACTTCTTCGTCACAGAAGGTGAGACGCTCGAGTCCGTGATCGAAACGATCTTACCGAGCTTGATAGATCCTTCTGAAGCCGTGATCTTTACCTTCAAACCGTATGCATTAGACGGTGCGGAGTCCTCGCCGTAGACCTCCGTGCCGACGAAGCCGCCGTCGTCTCCGTTAGGCTGATAGACCTCGGTAGATGCGTTTTCCTGATCGTCACGAATGACGAGGCATTGGACTGAACTCGACCCGGAAGGTGTCGTCGCAGCAATGAGGCCGCAGTAATCGGTTTTAATGTGGAACGCCATTACGTTTACTCCTGTTCTATCTCGGTCTGTTCTTTGTACGATCCCGAAAGTCCGAGCGCCCACGAGATCTTCACAATCTTGGCCTTGACGTCAATAACAGGCTCTCCTCCTTCGACAGACAGACAGTCTATCGATATCGCTTCGGTATCAAGAGACGTGAAATTACGCTGATAAGTCAACGACATCCAATCTTGGAAGAGGTCGCGAATCTTCTCAACGTAATCCACGAAGTCCTCTCCCTGCGGATCGAGTTCGAGACGAACAGTCAGGACGACGGCCGCCGGTACTTCGACTGTCACGACGGACGCGAGCGGCTGACGGACCTGTGCCATCTTGACTTGTACGAGCGCCTTCGGCGTGACCTCTTCGAGTCCCTTGAGCTCTCCGGCTGCTGTCGGCTGCCAGAAGCCCATGATTTTGAAATCAGCGAGACCCGTCATCGCGACGCCGAGAGCGTCGACGATCTTCTTCTCGAGTGCCTGTTCCTTCAGCATTTCCGAATCCCGACTTTGTAGTACGCATTTGCCTTCTCCTCGACAGAGAAGACCGCGTACAGCTCCCCGTTGTCGAGCTTGAACGTGTCGCCGTCTCGAGGCGGCGTCGCGTCAAACCACCCGCCGTCGCCACATTTCGTGAAGAGGACTGTCTTCACCTTGGTTTCAGATGCCGTTGAGATTTCACCAAGCGGATCTGAGAATCCGGACGTGACGACGGCTGAATGGATTAGACCGCGAACGCGACGCGATCCGGTCTCGGTCTTTCGTACTCCTTCGACGCCAATCGACGTTCCCTGCGACGGTAGCGCAGCGGAGACCGCAGCGATCGCGTCAGAGACGGCATCGGTGATAGCGTCGGTCGTCATCATCAGTAATGAAGAAGAGTGGCGGAGGCCGTGGTGTTGGCCGATGACGAGACGCCGACCTTGATGATCGGGGTCAGGTACACGACAGGGAAGTACAGAGAATCGGCGACTGCGTTCGTCGCGACCTGCTTGTACGCATAGAGTTTCCAGCCGCCGGCGACCGAGTTCGTCGTGTAGACGTAGACGCCGAGCGTGCGACCGGAAGCGGCCGGAGCCGTCACGAGGACGGACGCCATGCCATGCGGGTTCTGCGGACTGGCGAGCGTGACGAGATTCGTCGCGTTGGCCGAGATTGACGTCGGCCCGAATGCAGTGACGACATGCACGTCTGTCATGTCGTTTGCACCAGCGAAGACAGAAGTGGCGGCTGCGAACAGCGCGATTGCGAGGAGCTTCTTCATATCCGTGATACCTTTCGCGGTGCGGACGGCTGGCGGAGACGAATCCCGCGCCAGCCGTCCGCGTGGCTCAGATCATGTCGGTTGCGTTCTTGACGAACGCAGTCGGCTGACGGACGATGAAGTCCGCGTCCTGCAGCGCGACGACGCGGAGCGCACCCTTCGTGCACTGGCTGTACTGATCGACGATCAGGTCCGTGCCAGACCAGAGGCAAAGCATGAGCTGCGTCCAGTCTCCGAAGATGAGCGACTTCGCCGGGGCGATGTTGCTCTTCTCGAAGGCGTAGCCCTCGCATGTGTTGCTCGCCGTGTCGAGGAGGTACTTGCCCGACGTGACGCCGCCGACGTTCGCATCGCCCGAGCCGACGATGGTCTTGTAGTCGAGCGTCTGGCCGAGGAGTGCCCAGATTGATGGACGACCGCAGAAGGCCATGCGACCACCGGACGCGTTCGCCTCCTCGATCTTTGTGATCATTTCGAGAATCTTCGCCTTGGTCGGCGCGTTCTGCACGAAGTTCACCGTCTGCGTGATCTGGCGGACGAGGCCAGTCGGTGCGCCGGTGACTTCGCCCGTCGCGAACGCAGCCGACTCGAGCAGGTGGGCGACCGAGTAGACGAGCTCGCGGGTGACGAACGCCTTTACGTCGATCGAGGCCTGCATGAGCAGCTTGCGCGTGATGTCCACGTAAGCGCCGCCCGTCTTCGGGCTGGCCTTGATCTGACCCATCGTCGGGTTCGTCTTGGACGCATCGCCGTCCTCTGCCGTGTTCCACGCCGCCTGGACGAGACCGCCCTTCGGGATCGTGATGTCGCCCTCGAGACCGCCGAGCGTCGTCATGCCGAGCTTCGACAGGACGAGCGTGTCGCGCAGCGCGTCGATGAACGAGCCGGTCATCAGCACGTCGTCAACGACATTGCGGCCGTCACCGGCAATGTGCGATTGCACGTTGTCTACGCCGAACATCTCACCCGAGCGGAGCGAACGGACACAATCGGGCAAGTACAGGCCCTGCGCCTTCTTACCCGTGCGCTTGCTGATCTCCTCCGAGATCTCGCGCTCGAAGCCGATGTCGACCTTCTCGCCCGCGAGTGAGCGGAGGACGTTCGAGACGCTGTAGCGCTTCTCGATCTCGCGACGAGCGCCATCGTCGAGAACCGCGCCCTTTCCGGCGTAAGCAGGGACGGCGGGCTTGCTGGAGGCCTTCGCCTCCTTCAGCTCCTTCTCGTGGCGCTCGGCCTCAGACTTCTGGAACGCCTCGACCTTTCCTTCGAGGATTTCACGGACCTCATCGAACGTCTTACCGCTCTCGATGAGTTCCTTAACTTCACCGTGCTCCACGTTGCCCGCACGCGCGAGACGGAAGCACTCCACGATCTGTTTAGGATCCATTGTTTTTGTCTCCTTATGGACGGCGGGTTTCGCCGCCGGTTTGGTTTCCTGTGAACGCCCGACACCGACACCGGTGTCCGCTGGACAATTCACAAAAGATGCTTCGTAAGGGGTCCATGAGACCGCCCGATAGACAGGTTTGTTGTCCTGTTCTCCGACTAATTTGTACTTGTTTACGAAATAGCCGACGCTCATGTTGCGACGTATTCCGTCACATGCGTCCTTCGCAATACACTGTGAGCGCTTGTCCGAGCAGAATCTGATGTCGCCGCAGATCTTCCCGTTCTCGACCTTCGGCGAGTCCATCAGTCCTATCTGGTCACCATGGTGCGTATCCTGGATGACGAGCCCGTCCTTACAGCGCGAGAAGTCAACCTCGCCTTCGCCATGTCCTAGGACCTCGTAGCCGGTTATCCATTCTTTCTGTACCTGGTCCCACATAAAGTCACGCCAGTAGGGTGTCTCCGATGATATCGACGCACGTACGGTCTTCTTCTCGCACTCCTTGCCTTCCTCGTCGCATCCCTTATCGGTCACGATCTCGAAGGAACACTCGCGGAGAAGGATCTTATCCTTCTTCTGTTCATCCGCCCTGAACATCGCCGGACGGAACCGGCTCTTTTTATTCCATGCCTTCATTATTACCACCTTTTCCTTTGCTTGCGTCTTCATCGTCGTTGCCCATCGGTTGTGTGGCGCCGAGGATGATCGGATCTCGAAGTCCAAGTCCTTCGCGGACATCCTTCACGCGGGCCTGTTCGACGAGGTTGTCGTCAATGTCTCCTCCATAGTCCGCCGCGAGGTCTGCGTCCGTCTTCCAGCCGTGCTCAACGGCGATCACACTTGCCTGCACGTCCTTCATCGGATCGACCCACGCCCACTTTCGACCCCTGAACTCATACTCGGCCATTCTGTCAAAATCTGCTTCCGAATATTTACCAGAAATCTGTAGACGAAAGATCGAATGGAGCCACGCTTCGAATATCGGGCCGAGGACTTGCTCGGCGAAGTCGTCTTGGAAAACGGCCCACATGTCACGCTCAGAGAGAGTTCCGACGCGGACTGACGAGTATGATACTCCGTTCCAGTCGCCGGAGAAGTTGGAATACTCTACTCCGAGACCAGCGGCTGAGTCGCGAAGCATTGAGTTCTTGAAGCCGACCAGCTCGCGATTCGGGTGCTGCGGTGTCTTCGTGTCGTAGTCCCATCCAGCAGGTAGAACGACACGTGATCCAGGCTCTGATTTCGTCTCGAGATGATTTCGCTGTTCTTCGTCCTCCGAGAGGTCGGCGATCTCGTCCTCACGACCGAGAGGCGCGTGATAGACGCCGAGCGTGTTCGCCTCGTCCTTCGCAGCGACGAGTTCTGACTCGTTGTAGTCCTCGATCATCCGGCACTCCTTAAGGACCGCGTGACCGAGCGGAACGCCGCGAACCTGACACTCGTCGTGCTGAAGGTAGAGGTGGATTACGCGAGAGGCAGGAATCCTGATAAGGCCAGTCGGCGTACCCTGCCGGACGTAGTGGACTGTCGCGTCCTCCTTCCGGCAGTCAAACCAATACGCGACCGGCTCGAACGTCTCAGGGTTGATCTCGATTCCGTTGCGTATAAACGTGTTTCCGTTCGACCGCATGAGGCACTCGTTGCATGCGTCCGCCCGGACGATCCGCATCGAGAGTCCGTAGCGGTTCTGCACGTGATCGTCCAGAAGGATGAAACACTCGCCGTCCCTCGCCCAGTTCTCCGCCGCGAGGCGACAAATCGCCGCGAGCGACTTGCGCTTTCCAAGGTCGACGAGGTTCTTGTTCTTCGACCACTTCCAGAAGTGGTACTGTAGGAACGATGACGCTTCAGTATCAACAGTCGGGTCGCCGTCCTTGACTGCAGCCTGAGACTTGAACATAAATCCACGCCCTACTACATTCGCGACAAATAGGTCGAGATACCGCTTCATGTGAGGAGAGTTCTTCGCCATTTCACGCGATCGAGCGCGAAGTGTACCGAGTTGTGCGGCAATCTCGTCGTTAGAGAATCCTCCATCCCAGCGCCAGCCTCCGAGAATACGCGATACATCCGCAGCCGCGAAGGATCTACACGATACATGCGGAACGTAGTGCTCTTTCGTCTTTTTTGTGAATGGCCACATAGTTAGTACCTCGATCTAATCACTTTCGGCCCACCCGTCAAAACGCGGCCAGACTCCTCAGCCTCAGCCTTCGAGAGTTCCGTCTGGTACTCAGCCCGAAGCTCGGCGACGTTCTTGTAGCTGATCGAAATCTCGCCGACTGTGATCGTCGCGTTCGGATTCTTCGCCCACGCCTCGAGTGCCGATTGAATCGCCTCGGCACGGTCGCGGTGAGAAGACCGACACGGTGCAACGACGACGCGAGATGCTCCTTCGCACCAGACCGAACCGTACGAATCCTCCTTGAAGATGCGGACATGATAGGATCCGGAAAGTCCGCTTGTCGGGATTCGTCCGGTCCAGACGTTGTTCGTCTTCCTCAATTCTACTTTCGAGTCGCCATAGACCGCATAACATCTCGTCTCGATGCCGGCAGAGCTCGAGAGTTCGATCGTCTCACCCTCGAAGTAAACTCTCTTGAGTTCCATCTTTTCCTCCTTGTCTATATGTTAACAACAATGTTAACGGTTGCTCGCAAGTTCATCGTCCGTCATTGGACGGCGAACGGTGAATGCATACCCGCACTTCGAACAGACACGATGCTCGTATACGACCTTGCAGTCATTGTCGAAGTATAGTCCGTTGTCTGTCGGTGCGTTCGATCCGCAGAGTAGACACAGCGACTTGTTTATCTTCTGCTTTTCGACCTTCTTCTGTTCCGGATGCTCTTTCGCCGTTCCGGTCTTGTGGACGTTCTTCGAAGCAGAGATGATTGCATCCCGCGTGACTTTTTTCGGCGAATGAGCCGACGATGTGAGATTGAACGACATACTTGGTATTCTCTTTCATATACGGCAAGTACGTCAAAAGAGAACTATAGAAAGACTGCCTTGGCCTTCTTCTTCTCGCGCTTCTTAAAATCACCTGTCGAATTAAAACCGAGGTACGCGGAGATGGCGTATATCATCGCCATGACGTCGCCGAAGTCGTGCGGCTCTCGCGTCTTCCACTTGTACTCCCACTTTCCACATTTGAGAGACTTGGAGACGAGGTACTCGTTTGCGATCTGCGTTGCTATGCCACGCGGCCCGTCGTGGACTGCTCCTCCGTCAAAGAGACTCAGACCGCCAGGAGATCCGATCTCTGGCTTCCACGCCGCTTGCGCGTTTTCCTTCCAAACGTTCGCGTTGAAAAATACCCAGCGGCGGCGGTTTCCGTCCTGGTCTCTGTCGCCGCATTCGACTGTGTCGTTTTGCGCTTCCTTCACGCGAGTGCCGACGCGAGGGTTCCAGTTCATTCCTGCGCGTCCAGTCATCGGCACTATGCGAAATGGGATTCCGAGGTCTGCAGCGTTTCGCGCAAACTTGTGAACGGTGTCAAAGTACGTGCCGCCGGCGTCGATTCCCCATGCGTCGATCTCTATTCTATATGTCTTGCATACCTCGGCGATCTCGCGGGCGCACCTGACGAGCGCGTCGTAAACTCGCGTCGCGTTCTCGCGCTTGTTCCCTGAGTCGTGGATGTCCGTCTTCATGACGTGGTAGGCTGTGACGTGTCCCGTCATGTCACGGTTAAAGCAGCAGATGGCCGAAGTGAATCCGTAAGATGGGTTGAGATCTGTCGCAGCTACTGTAAGCACGGAGTCGTCTGGAACTTCTCCAGCATCTACTCCGACGCGTACACGCGAGGTGATGAGTTTCGCCGTTATTCGGAAGACAGACTCGTTGCGGTGTGGCATCATCTGGTACTCTGCGTCGAACGCCTCTCTCCCGAGTGAGATGACGAGGTTCATTGCGTGCTGTACTCCAGAAAGCTCTGTGTCGCGGTCGAAGTTTCCTGGGTTCAGCACCTCAGCTCCTGCGTCCATCTCCTCTCTGTGCTTGCTGTAGAAGTCGCAGAGCGCGACCTCCGGCATGTTCCCCTCGTTGACCTCGTGGTAGTAGATCTCCTCGTACTCCGCCCATAGGTCTCCTGTACTTGCGCCGTAGCACGTCGGGAATCGTTGGACCATTGGGAACGTGAACGTCTTCCACGTCTTCTTCACCGCGTAGACGTCAGATAGGTCGTCCGGCTCAATCGGCGTCGAAGTCATGAAGGCTGCGATCCGCTTACTGTGACCGGCCATCCCCATGAACGACTTGTCGATCAGCTTTTCCAACTCACGGACGCGGCTCTCCTTCTTCGCGATCACGTCGTCCTGAAGATCGTCGAAGATGACGAGATCTGGACGCTGCGAGCCTACGACCTTGCCGCGAGCCTTTCCGGTTATGCCGATGGCGTCGAGGATTGCTCCTGAGCCAGGATACCCTTTGACCGTCGGGAATCGGATGCGGGAGGCGTTCTTCCTGATGTTGCACCGTTCGCCGCCGACCGTCAGCGATTTCGCCCGCTGCGTCTTACCGTTGAGCGCTCGGATAGGGACTGCGAACTCCGGGAAGTCCTCGGCGAACGGCTCTGACTGTTCGCAGAGGCTCCAGATGTCGTCGATCAACGAGGCCGCGTCGTCCTTCTTTGCGGAGACGGCGACAACGAACTTGCGGAAGCCGTAGACGAGCGCGTAGATGGTCGCGCACTTTACGTAGCAGCTTTTGCCGTGGCCTCGCGGCATGCGGATGTGCGTCGGGACTCCGGACGTGATGGCCGTCTGCATCTGACGAAGTATCGGGAGCATCTTCTGCGGCGGCGGGTCTTGGAGAATCTGTCCGGAGACTCCCGTGCAGTAGGTCTTCAGGAAGATGGCGAGGTCGTAACGGCAGGCCGCGCGGCGGTCTGGGTCTGCGCAGGGTGGTATTACCACTGCATTCTGGCGTTCTCTGAACGCCTCGACTCGCTCCGCGACAGACATCGGCCCTCGCGCCTTCTTCTCAGCCTTGCGCTTCGCCTCCTTGAGCTTCCAGATTGCGCGAGCCTCGTGATATGCCGTGCGCTCCGCGTCCGTCATCGTGCGGTGGATGATGCCAGCTTCGATTTCGGAAGCTGTCAGTCTGTTAGACACGGCTGCGCGTATATGGTCGATGTCCTTCACTTTTTTATTTATTTGTAAAATTCATTTCGTTACGCAATTTTTCAAGTTAACCGCCGCGTGTCGGCAT